TACGATTGAGGGATTTTGATTGCTGCGAACATCTTGTCCCGCATATACTTAACATCCTCAATATCATCTAGCGACTTGGCGCCGGGGAGTGAAACAATATCAGAACCAACTCCGCCGCGCATTGGAATGAAATAGTCCTCTTCAAGAGAAAGAGGGTTATATCGGAGGTCGACGCGGCCGGTTTTGGCGTCCACAAGCTGATTACGCTTCATTTCAGTTTTAACTTTCTCCATATACTGGGCTACCTCTTGAGGAGGAATGTTCCCTACATCAATCTTGAAGACGCGTCGTTCTGGGGCCCGGACAACGCGGTAGGCAATCATGGCGTCTTCGAGTAATACAACCTGACGCCAAATACGACGAGCTGGGTCAAGGACCGATGTGCCGTATGGAGCATGTCTATCATTACCTAAAATACGGAAATGTGCAACCTGCCAATTCTCGAAGGTCATTCCAGCACCATTCCACTGATACTGGACATAGTTGGGGTTGGAGGAGTCCTGGCCCTCAAGACGTTCGACCTCGTTATTTGGAAGCCCGATAACAGAGGTCACTCCCATTTTCTCATCGATATCTAAATATAAAAAGAAATCTCCATATTTGACCATTGACCTGGCCCACCCAAATGCATTGAAATCCAGATTCAAAACCTCATAAAACAATGAGTTAAGAATGGTTTTGATTTCCAAATTTAAACACTTAATATTAAGCATCTTATCATATTCATTTGAGGTGGTCATCTCGTCCGCATAGATATCCAAAGCTGATGCAATCTCCGGCATATATTCCATTTGTTCAAAGTCGGTATAACGTTCTGCTCGGTTCTGGTTCCGGAAGGCGGCCGAAGTAAACAAATTATAGTTCTGCGACATGTTATTGTCGGCGCGTTTGAATTCCTGTCCACTCATTGAACGGAATCGATAACGATACTTATCTAGATTACCACGTTGCTCTTGACGAGCCTGTTGGGCCTGGAAATTAACAATGGGCCCTGAAAGCAGTCTGGTAAGACGCTTGAATAGGGGAGATGCATTGTTTCTAGTGTTACGTGTGTTCTGGGCCATAATTTATCCTTTTAGTAGAGCGAAATATTCATGATTATGTTTTTCCGCTTCCGAGTTTCTTTGAGATTCCGCTGACTTCTTGTGACCATGCATCCCGTTGATGGTGGTAGAGATCTGAGTTTTAGACGTAGAGATAGCTGACAAAAACTCTTTGCTGTATTCCACGCCTTTCTGGCCTTCTATAATCACCGTGTCCCTCACCCAACATCCTATAGCAAATGACATAACCAAATCGTCGTTATAACTTCTCATTGCTTGAGGTCTTCCTGACTTCCAAATAAAAGTTTTCATTTCAGAAAGCAAACGATTCGAGTTAATTTTAATTAGTTTATTCCTCATAAACTCTTCCATCTTAGCTACAATCAGCGGTCTCGTCTTCGAAGAGGTGGTGAATCCTGGAATCACGTTAGACTGCCATTGTGCGCTTATAGGATCCACATAGGCATGACTTCCCTTAGCGGAGTAATATAGATTAGAATACCCTGTATCTTGCAACTTTTTAAGTACTGCGAAGCCAATATTATTGTTTTCTATCACTAACATAGGATTACCGTACTCACCGCAAACATTGGCCAAGATATCAGCAAAATCATCTGGGGTGGGTTTTCCTACATATTCTGCGACGACTTCCATACTTTCTAACTCAAAAACGTGAAATGCGCTATTGTCTTTACCATCGCCGCGGGCGACATCAGCCACCACCAAGTGAGTCTTCTCGGGGTCGTGCTTTTTCCAGATCCAATAATTTCGATCAAAACCGGTGCGATACTCGGGAGCAACTGCGCGCTCTAAATACCACTGAATATCATCGGGGTGCACCACAGTCTCTCCTGAAACATTGAAGTTACATTCAAGCTCTTGGGCAATCTGTCGTTTGGACATGTTCTTGGTTTCTTTTTCAAACCAATTTTTATTTCGATCAGGATGGACGTCCCACATCAAAGTGGTCATATGAAAAGCATTGGTGCCAGCTTCGGCCTCAACGCAGTTCTGATGGAACCAGTTGCCAACGCCGTTGGGAGTAGAGAGCGCTATGCATCGACCACCAGTAGAGAGAGTGGGATAGAGTGCGGTCCAGAGTTCGCCAAGTTTTTCAACGTGCGCGGCCTCGTCAATTACTAATAAGGATAGAGCTTCTGATCGGCCGGCGTCGCCGGAAGTGGAAGAACCTTTTATTTGAGACCCATTCTTTAGTTCGAAAGATGTACGGTTATCTATCTCAATATCTGATATTCTCATCCATGCCGGCAGATTCTTGATGATTGCTTTTACTTTTTTTACCAAGTTGGTGGCTGTTTGCAATTTTGTTGCGACCACTAGAATGTTCTTATCGCGATGAAAAAGCATAAGCCATGCGATATAAGCTGCCGAGATTGTAGATATCCCGAGTTGCCGAGCTTTTAGAATAATATTGAAACGATAATCGTTAAAGTCTTTCAGCAGTTCTTGCTGATAATCATAGGCTTGGAATGGAATAAGGCCTCGTTGGGGGTGAGAGATCCGGCAATAATTTATGGTAAAATAAACCGGGTCTTTGCCGGCCTTTACTACTTCTCTTAGAATCTCTTTCTTTGTGAGAGTATTCCCCATAACATTTCTTACTTACCTTTGCGAGTATCGTTCTTGGGACGTCCCTTGGGTCCTAAAGATAACCAGTCCCGGACGGCCTTATCCAGCCGATCCTCGTCTGAGCCGCTCTCAATGTCTATAACATCAGTAAGGCCGCCGATACGATAATCACAGTGTGCTTGCACATCGGTACGATAGTTAGAAATACGTTGAACCAGAATCTGAGATTCTCCCTCTTTTTTGAGTGTAAGAGTGTCTTTGGTAATAGCCTTATATTCTTTCTTTAGAAATTTAACAATCTCAGCAATCTGCCTTTCTATATCATTTTCAAAACCGTTGTCTTTGACATCTTTGATTCTCACTTCTGCCTGGTACGTCACACGGAGAATGGGGCCATGAAATTTAACACCGAAACCGTCCATGACGCGTCGATCATTAATAAAGTGTCCATCCTGGCGCTTGAGGCCAGCGTCTCGAGCTTTTCCGTCAGCTTGAAGGTCAGCAGAGTGAGCGCCATCCCATGCACCGTTGGCTGCTGCCTGTGCGATTCCTTGAATAATTTCTAATACTGTTGCCATCTTATTCTTCCTTATTAGGTCTCCAACCATCGATCCATCGTTCTTCTCTTCCGTCTATGTACCGAGTAAAACATTTAAAGCAAGCTTCAAACTTATTCATGTACAAATCATCACGTGGATGAAAAGAATACTTTTCACAAACAGGACAAGTCCTATTTTGGTCTCTACTAAGTAGTTTTTGATTTATGAAAAATCCGTCTTGTTCAACATTGTCTTGGGTTTCGTCTTGAGACTGAAACTTGCGGCGTGCTTCCTGAGATTGTGCAATGTATTCTTTTTCTTTTTCGGCGTCCCACTCATGACGAGGATTAAGTGTGGCGGTATCCCCATACTTTTGTGAGATGGCTTTCTCTACTTTAGCGATATAGTTAGGGTCTTTGGACACTAGACAGTATGCGCATTCGATGCTATAGCTACTGCGCGCATTATAAATTGGGGCCATGCCTCTGTGGTAACATCCGTGTCTCCGGTACATGCGCCTCCAGCCTTTATATAATGAGTGCCACCATCGGCCGCGGCGCCTAGGTAATAAGTGGTTAGAGTTCCTGGGGTGAGACCCACCAGGGCCCAGGTTTGCACTAATACACACTCAGGCGTTGCGTTGGTTCTGAAAACCATCTTTTGATATCGCGTGCCTAGGGAAGTACCATCGGTGGCGGTACAGAGCCTCAGATAAATTCTATCATTTGCGGCGCCGGCATCCAAACTACACGTTACTTGAATTTCAACGCGGCCGCTAGCCGGCACCACAAACGTCAATCCAGAATTGGAATAAAAATCATTATTTGCGGAGGGATGCCAATCTTGAGCATTAGTGGGGGGTGCTGAAAGTGTCCAAGAGAAGGTCGTTGACGAAAATTCTTCCTCGGGAATAATCGTCTCTCCTATTATAAGACCGCCGACCTGTTCAAAATCCACATTCGCAGCGGCGTCGGTGGCCGTTGTCACCGCTGGTACCGACAGATCGGATACAACCAAAGAGGCTATTTTATGCAAATAAACCTGGAGGAATGCTAACAGACGATTCTTAGAGCCAACTTCTGGAATGCTCACTGTGTGACAATCTCCGTTGACAGTGCAAAAATTCCCAACGAGGTAAGTGTTCCAATACCGAACCCTAAAGCGACAAGGAGCGGACCACTGCTGGGTTTTTGTTTTGTTACCAGCTCATAGAGGCGATCATTCTCCGCGACTTTAAGAATCATCATAGATTCATACTTATCTTTCCAAGATGTGATCTCGATATCTTTATAATCGAGTTGCAGTTGGAATTTT